CAACTTTACATCTCCGTAGGTGCCTTGTGTGTAGAGCTGGCCTTTGGTGCCTCCTACAACGTTTTGCCATGCCCATGTTGCACCATCTACACGATAGCTCTGCTCATCTAGCCACTGCCACATAGCTCCACAGCAATCCTCCAGGAAGTAGTTGGAGATCATGCGTCTGCTTGCGGTATCCGAATGCCCTCCTGTAGTCACTGGGTCGGCGGAGCCTACGATGTTAGTCTGCTGGTTAGAGCCTTCGGCTACAATCTGAAACTCGGCATCCCTGAGGAGCCTCTTCCTGACGGCGTATCCGTCATCGGCGTGATCGTTCCACATCCTAGTGTCAGTGATGGTCCCGCCAAAGACTGAAGTTGTGGTCGTGCTAGTGCCAGACTGTAGGTAGATGTCTACCCAGGCAGCTAATGGCTCCACGAAAGCCATACCCACATTAGAACCAGAGGTGGACTTATGCTTCAAGCACCAAACAGAGTTAGGGATGATATCTCCCGTCAAATACCCGGTGGCAGGATGCCCAGAGATAGTTCCAGCAGACAAGCAAAGGCAATGGAAACCACCTATCTTCCTAGAATTATACGCTGTATAGCCGGAGGGATATGTTGCGTTAGCTGAAACCAACAAAGAAGCAGTCTTACCTGTAACCGGCTGACAAGCATAAACATAGAAGTCTTTACCCGCTCTAGCGGACGCTACGGAATAGTTCGTTGGGGCTATAGTATCCCAAGTAACAACTTGTGATAAATCTAAAGTTTGCTGTGTCTCTATTGATAAAGTTGTTCCACCTACGTCTAGTTTTATAAATGCAGGGGATAAGAGCTTATAACGATCTGCTGCTTCGCTTACAGTTTTACTTACCCATACAGTGTCTGCATAATAATGCTGAGAAATTACTGAAGAGGAAGTAGCAAATTGTGAGGTGTTCCGGTATAATTGCATCTTTACCTACCTAACTCAATGTATAGTATCTATTTATTTTTCGTATAGTCGCCATAAAAGGCAACTCATTTTTATATTTCTCAACCTGTGACATAATCACCACTGAGCCTGTAAAAATAATATATTTGTCATTATTTAAATTAAACTGCAAAGTCAAAACATTCCTTTCATGATATTTACTTGGGCTTATTTTAAATCCTATAATTTCAATCTCTCTATCAATAACTTCGGCTATCTTTAATTTGTCCCCATCTAAAGGTTTATGTTCTTCACAAAAGTCAGAAAATCGTTTAGCCACAAATTAACTGTAACTCCTTTATCTTTAGTGATAATCCTAAATTATAGGTATTAGCCCACCTAATCCAGCCCATTGTTGAAGCTAAAGAAGACCTAAAATATTCTTTTGTAATTATCCCCTTAGCCAACAAGAGAGGCAGTAATTTAAGTCTACGTTTAACTCTAGTGGCTGTACTTTTTCTAAGCAAGACATAATCCTCAAAATGTCTATATCCCAGGAAATCCACACCTTGTATAACAGGGAATAAATCACATTTAGATAAAACTAAGGCCAGTTTGCTGTAACAAAACTCTTTAATTGCAACTGCTAATTCATTTAGGAATGATTTATTGTTATCAAACATAATAAAGTCATCGCAATACCTAATATAAGGCTTAACACGCCATGTATGCTTCAAGTATTGATCTAATTCGTTAAGATATAGATTACCAAACCATTGGCTTGTATAATTACCTATTGGAACGTTCTTCCCGTTGGAGACTGAATAGATAATTTCATGAAGTAAATCTAAAGTAAGTTTACATTTTATTTTTTGTTGTATGATATTAAATAATATTTCATGGTTAATTGACGGATAAAATTTTGAAATATCACATTTCAAACAATATCTATATTTCCTTACAAACTCCATACATTTTTTAGACCCCCTGTGCATACCCTTTCCTACCCGGCAAGCGTAAGAATCACTAATTAAAAGTTTATCCCATATAGGTTCAACCACATTCATAACAGCATGTTGTAATATCCTATCTGGATTAAAAGGGAGTACATAAATAAGACGTTGTTTGGGCTCAAATACCCATTTTGTATGATAATTAGAAGTTTTAAACCTTCCTTCTGCTAATGTGCTTTGTATGTTTAATAGTTTTGAGGTAGGATCTTTCTCAAATCTCTTGACAAAACTACGACTGGACTTACCTTTTTTAGCCTTCTGGTAAGCGACTACTAGATTATCTATATCTATTATTCTATTAAACAATTTTCCGTGTCTTTTCATTTTTCGTTTTTTTTTCGTCCTGCGTTCATTACCGTTCTTGGCTCCCGGCGAGCAGCCGACCACCGAGAGTCGAACCAACAGTCCACCGATAAGCACTCAAATTCCGACATCGCGACCCGCAGTAACCCGCATGATCCCAACGGCCACCCGCAAGCAACTTTACATCTCCGTAGGTGCCTTGTGTGTAGAGCTGGCCTTTGGTGCCTCCTACAACGTTTT